AGTATTAGGTGGCGATGATAATCCAAATAATTTACAAGTATTATGCGGATCATGTAACTCAAGCAAGGGGGGTAGGTTTTTTGATGGGCACAGAACACCCCCGACTCTTCATGATCTTAATTCCCCTAAAAACGCCTCAATCAGCCACTATCAGATCGAAAAGGACTCAGAGTGACTGAATCGGCTCAAAACGGCTCAGAAGGGCCTCAAAAGGCTTGGGAAGAGGTAGCAGATCGCCGTTATGGCTCTCAAGTGCCTAGAATCCGCTCTAAACCCCTAGATTTACCGACTCGGGGCGATGAGATGGTGCAGTTCTGCAAAGATATCGGCTTCCCGATGCTTCCTTGGCAGGAAGACTTAGCTAGAGATTGCTTACGCTATAAGCCAGATGGCAGGTGGGCTCATCCCCTAATTGGGATCATGCTTCCACGCCAACAGGGTAAATCGACCTTTATGGCGCTTAGAATCTTATTTGGAATTTACATCCTAGGCGAGAAAATGCACCTGGCTACGGCTCACACACTTAACACAGCAGCCGAAATCTATTACAAAGTCGGCTTAATGATCGAAGATAGCGAACTACTTAAGGATAACTTCCTCAAGAAGTACGAAAGCAAGGGTTCCCAGGAGATGCGCTTTAAGAATGGCGCTCGTTATTTGATCCGTGCCGGTAATTCGGCCGCTCGAGGTATTGCCGCTCCAGATGTAATTCATATCGACGAGCTGAGAGAGTTCGATACCGAAGATGTCTGGTCTTCGATGCGCTTTACTCAGATGAGTAATCCTAATCCTCAAAGTTATGTCTATTCCAATGCTGGCCACGCGAATTCGGTTTTATTGCTTAAGTTTAGAGAGCGAGGGCTCGCCGCTTCAGAAGGAACAGATGATTCGATCGGTTGGTTTGAGTGGAGTGCGGTTCCAGGAGCAGATATCACCGATAAGGAAGCCTGGTATCAATCTAATCCGTCGCTAGGTCACACAGTCCATGAGGACAATATCAAAGATTCACTATCTGATAGAGAAGACATCTTTAGGACTGAAGTACTCTGCCAATTCGTTTCAATGATCAACCCAGTAATCTCAGAGGCCGAATGGAAGAAATGTAAAGCTGAAGTCCCAGAATTAGACATCGAGAAAGATACCTGGATGGCGATCGATCTTAGCCCAGACAGAAAACATGGCTCACTTGTTGCCGGTCAAAGGATCGATACCGATAAGTTCATGGTCACACTACTTCACACCTGGTTCAATCCCGTGAACCTTGACGATAAGGAAATGGCTAACGATATAGCGTTCTGGGTTCGTAAGTTCCCTGTTAATCAGGTTGCTTATAGTAAGAGCACCGCCAGCGCGGTAGCGGCAAGACTTCAGCCAGCAGGAATTCCTATGTACGAGATTGGCGGTCAGGAATACCAGCAATCATGCGACGAATTCGTATCAGCCGTGACATCGATGCGCCTTCAGCACTCAGATCAGGAAGAGCTGACAAAACAAGTCCTAAGCGCGGTAAAACTTACTCGAGGAGATGGCGGCTGGGTTATGGGCCGTAAGGCTTCTGGAATCGTATGCGGAGCGGTAGCGGCTGCAATGGTTACTCACTTTGCAACTCGAGGAGAATCGGAAGTGGACATTCAGATAGGATAATGTCTAAATGTTGGACATTACTGTATAATATGTCCAATGGGAATTCGGGACATCTTCACATCAAAGCCAGCGGTAGAGATTACCGTCGATGCGGCTTCTACTCCAGCGCCGTTTAACAACACCGCGTCATTCAACCCTTTCGTATTTACTCAATCGGTAGCAAGCCGTCAGCAAGCGATGGCAGTACCGACAATCGCACGCGCTCGCAATATCATCTGTAGCACATTAGCAGGACTACCCCTTACACAGTATTCACGCCTCGATGGTTCTTACATGCCAGTACCGGCGGTTATCAATCAACCAGACCCACGCGTCCCTGGCTCTGCCATCTATGCATGGCTAGCAGAAGATTTACTCTTTCATGGAATTGGTTATGGCCAAGTATTAGAGCAGTATGGCGAAACAGGTCGAGTGCGTTCCTGGACTCGCGTAGCGCCAGATCGCGTAACACCTAAACTTAATAACAACCAGACCGAGATAGTCGGATATCAAGTAGACGGATCAATCGTCCCTAATGCTGGAGTAGGTTCTCTCGTCGTGTTCTACGGACTCGATGAAGGAATCCTTAATCGCGCAGGTCGCACAATTCGCGCAGCGCACGCACTAGAACAAGCCGCAGAAACTTTCGCGAAAGAGCCAGTACCTTTACAGGTTCTTAAGTCTAACGGAACTAACTTACCAGCAGAACGTATTTCTAAACTACTTGAATCATGGCGTACCGCTCGACTTACTAAGTCTACAGCGTTCTTAAATGCCGATGTAGAGTTGCAAGCGTTGGGCATCGATCCAGCCAAACTACAGCTCAATGAGGCTCGTCAATATGTCGCTCTGGAATTGGCTCGCGCTTGCAATCTTCCTGCATATTTCGTAAGCGCCGAAGCATCGAGCATGACCTACTCCAACAGCGTTTCGGAGAGGCGTTCGCTTATCGACTTCTCCATGAAACCGATTTTAACCTCGATCGAACAGCGTTTATCTATGCCAGATTTTATCGCTTCGACAGGTGAGATTAGATTCGACCTGGATAACTTCTTACGCACCGACGCACTACAACGCGCGCAGGTCTACGAGATTCTTAATCGCATTGGCGCTATGAGCGTCGAGCAAATTCAACGTGAAGAAGATTTAATCGATAACGAAAGAGGCAATCAATGAAGATCACTATGCCATACGCCATCACGGCGGCAGACACAGAGTCACGAATCATCGCTGGCCGAATCGTGTCATGGAACGCAGAAGGCAGCACATCAGCCGGACGCACTATGTTCAAAGAAGATTCCATCACTATGGCTAAGAACATCAAGCTAGTTCTACAGCACGATGTCACTCGTCCATTAGGCAAGATGGTTTCATTCGAGCAAGATTCAGAAGGCATCACAGCAGAATTTAAGATCGCTAAGACCACCGCCGGTAATGACGCATTAGAAGAAGCCGCTACTGGGCTTCGTTCAGATTTTAGCGTGGGCGTAGATGTCGCAGAGTGGGATAACGAAGACGGCGTAATGGCTATCAGCGCAAGTAACTTAATCGAGGTCAGCCTCGTAACAGACGGCGCAATTCCAGGCGCTGAGGTCGCGAAAGTAGCGGCAGTAGACAATGAAGTTTCTGAGCCAACTCAGGAAGAAATACCATCAACCACAGAAGGAGAACAAGTGTCAGACACTACCGTTCCAGAAGTCGCTCCTGCCGCAGAAACGGTAGAGGCTGCAAGAGTCGAAGTTAAGGCTGCAACTGCACCTTATATTTCGACAACAGTTCGTAACCCTATCGTTGATAAGGCTTCTTATCTCGAGCACTCAGTCCGCGCTTCACTTGGCAACGAAACATCAAAGATGTACGTCGCAGCAGCAGCAGACACAACAGACAACGCAGGACTCATTCCTACACGTCAATTAACTGAGGTCATCAATGGCATCTCAAACGCAGATCGTCCATTTATTGACTCAATCTCAACAGGCGCACTACCAGACGCCGGCATGTCCTTCGAAATTCCAAAGGTGACAGTAGCACCAACAGTCGCCGTCGCGAGCGAGGGTGGAGCACCATCAGAAACAGATATGAATTCAGCGTTCGTATCAGTATCAGTACAGAAGTTTATTGGCCGTCAGACTTTCAGCCTTGAACTTCTTGATCGTTCATCTCCTGCGTTCTTTGCAGAACTCGTACGTCAAATGGAGTTCGCTTACGCAAAGGCTACAGACATAGCAGTCGGAACCGCGCTAATCAACGGCGGAACAGACGGCGGAAACCGTGCAGCACTTACAACTGGCGCACTAGTATCTGATTTCGTATCAGATGCAGCCGTGTCAATCTACAAGGGCACACTCGGATTCGCTGAGAACATCGTCGTATCTCCAGAACAATGGGGCGCGCTCATGGGCTTGGTCGATTCTTCAAACCGTCCAATCTTCCAGCAGACAATCAACCCACAGAACGCCGGCGGAACTTTGACGGCTACTGCAGTTCGTGGAAACCTACTTGGACTTAACCTACGCGTATCACGCGCACTCACAGATGGATCAGGACTTGGCGATAACACACTCATCGTCGTAAACCCAGATGCATACACATGGTACGAGTCACCACGCCTATCACTCCAGACAAACCTCATCTCAACAGGTCAGGTCGAGGTCGGATACTACGGCTATGGCGCAATCGCTACAAAGATTGGCGCTGGCGCATACCGCTTCATGGTTGCGTAGTCACAAACCTAATCATGGGGGGGCGGTTGCTCCCGATCGCTCCCCCAGTCGTTTACTAGAGAGGATGTAGAGATGGCAACGATTGTCACCGTAGCAGAACTAAGGTCTATCCTTGGCGTTTCTACATCCCTTTATAACGACGCATATCTAACAGATGTAATTGATACGGCTGAGGCGGTTATCTTGCCTATGCTCGTAAAGTATTCAAGCCCGATCGATGTCGTAGCGCTACAAGATAACATCGCGACGTATTACGTCCTAGGCGATAATAACTTCGGCGTAGGTCAGAGCGTAGTCGTTACCGGCGTAGGCGCTCCGTTTAATGGAACTTTCACAATCCTAGAATCAAGTAATTTAGATTACGATTCATTCATTCTACGATCTAATTCGCGCATATTTTTAGATGGTTCATATAGAGAATTCAACGGGTTCTTCACAGTAGCCATCACTAACGCAGACATTACAGAGCGCAAGGTCATTCCTTCAGGACTTGCCACTCTTTCAGGCGCGGCCACTTATGTCGGTAACAGCGCAGTCGAGTCAGCAGTCCTAGCAGTATCAGTAGAAGTATTTCAATCTCGAATCGCTCCAGGTGGGCAGATCGAGGGCATCGACTTCACACAGGTGAGCCCATATCGCTTAGGCCGCAGTCTTTTCAATAGAGTGTCAGGGCTCCTAGGCCCGTTTATTGACACCGATTCTATGGTGCAGTAATGACAGCCAGCACGATCCTCAGCTCAGTACGCCAGCCACTAGCCACAGCTCTTACAGGCGTCCTAGGCAACGTCTACGCCTACGTTCCAGAGGCTCCTATGGTTCCTTTCGTGGTGACAGTCCCAGACGCGCCATATCTTGATTTGGAAACCATCAACAAGTCCACGTTACATCTTAAGATAAATCTTATTATTACGGTTGCAGTTGCTTACAATTCCAACCCAGCATCGCTCGACAATCTCGAGCAGTTAATTATAAGTGTTCTGAAAGTAATCCCAGCAGGGTACACGATCGGGGCAGTTGAACGACCAACGGTAACTCAAGTAGGGCCATCTAATGTATTAGCGGCCGATATCAGAGTTTCCACCTACTATACACAAACAAACTAAAGGAAAATAATATGGCAACCGTAGTAATCACAGGGCGCGATATTTCTCTATCTTTCACAGGTGGAACAGATATCGAAGCACAAGCAACAAGCGCAGTTCTTACAAAGACAAACCTTCGTGAGACATATCAGACACTTGATGGAGAGGCTTACAAGACCACTAACATCGAAGGTACTTTTGAGCTATCCATGCTCGCTGACTGGGGTAAGGCAAACTCAGTATGTGAGGCTCTTTGGATAGCAGCAGAATCCGCTCCAGACACAGATATAAGCGTTACTCTAACTGCGGCTACAGGCGCTCAGTTCGTATTCCCAATCATGCCAGAATTTCCTACCGCAGGAGGCGCTGGAACAGATGCTCAGACAGTAGACTTTACCTTTAAAGTATCAAAGGGTGTAGTATCAGATACCTTCAGCTAAAAACTAGAAACGGGAGCAAACAATGCAACAGAAGATAACAATTACATACGTAAACGGAGAAGAAGTTACCTACGATATCTATCCTCCAGATTATGCAAAATGGGAACGTGCCACTAGCAAATCTATCCAGGAGTTCGCAGGTATGTACGATCTTCTTCATGTATCGCACAGCGCTTACAAGAGAGAGGCCGCCGGTAAGCCAACCAAGACACTCGATGTCTGGATGGAGTCGGTGGTCAATCTCGAAGTAGGAGATGATAACCCAAAAGCCATAGGCGAGGAAGCCTAGGGCGGCTAATAGTAGAACTCGCTATCGCTACCCAGATTCCGATGGTTCATTGGACAAATGCTGAGGACATACTAACGGCCTTAGAGATATTGGAGCAAAGGAATGGCAAGTGAGCAGACAGGCATTAATAAAGCCGAACTGCGCCAGGTCTACAAGGCTCTAAAGGCTATGGGCGATGAAGCGAAGGAAGAAGCTAAACGCGATTCCAACGCTCTCGCCGAGTATGCACAACAGCAGATTTCCTCAACGGCTACTCAACGAGGGGTCGCAGCGATTAAGATTGCCGATGGATCGAGAGTAAAGAAATCCTCCACTACTGGCGAGATTACTTACGGATTCGCTTCTCAAAAGTTCTCAGGCGGTGGCGATACTAAAATGCTATGGGGTGGCAACGAATTCGGATCAAACCGATATCGCCAATTCCCTATCTGGTCAGGCCGTCAAGGTCGAGGGTCTAAGGGCTGGTTCATCTATCCTACGCTTCGTAAGATTCAGCCTTACATCGTAGAACAATGGACTAATTCATTCGATAAGATTCTGAAGGAGTGGGGATAATGGCACAAGCATCAAGAGCCTTAACGCTCAAGTTACTTGCCGATATATCCGACTTTACTAAGGGTTTAGATAAAGGCACTAAACAGACTCAAACATTCGGCCAAAAGATCACCGCGTTCGGCAAGAACGCAGGTCTAGCCTTTGCAGCCGCAGGAGCCGCAGCAGCGGCATACGCTGGTAAGTTACTCATCGATGGCGTTCAAGCCGCTATCGCAGACGAAAAGGCTAATGCGCTTCTAGCCAATACTTTAATAAACGTTGCCGGTGCCACAGATGAAACTATCGAAGCGACCCTGGCTTATACAAGGGCAACAGAATTAGCGACAGGCGTAACCGAGGATGAATTAAGGCCGTCGCTTAATAGACTTACTATCGCTACGGGCGACGTTCAGAAGGCCATAGCATTACAGACTTTAGCCTTAGATGTATCGGCAGGATCAGGCAAGAGCCTAGAAGCCGTCACCCAGGCATTAGCAAAAGCCCAAGAAGGTAATACAGCATCACTTGGACGCTTAGGCGTAGGCTTGACAGCCGCTCAGCTGAAAACGATGTCAATGGATGAAGTCACCGCATCCTTGGCTAACACCTTCGAGGGCGCGGCTGCAACATCGGCCGATACCTACGAGGGCAAGATGGCTCGCCTAGGCTTAGCCTTCGAGGACGTGCGAGATACTATTGGTGGATTCGTATTAACTGCCATAACCCCTATGGTCGAAAACATCGTAACTAAAGTTATGCCGGCGCTTGCCAGTTTTGCCGATAGTCTTGGCGGTGGCGATGGCTTAAAGGGCACTTTCAATTCTTTCGTAGAGGCTGCTAAGAATATATTTATTCCGCTCTTTAATGGAATTAGATCAGCCTTTAATATGATTAAAAAATCTGTAACAGATAATCAAGAAGAGTTCACCGCGCTTTTTAACTTCTTAAAGAACTATGTAGCACCTTTCTTAGGTGGTGCGTTGAAGCTCGCAGTACAGGGCATTGGTATTGCTATTAGCGCTGTCGTAGACGTGGTCGCTACTCTAGTTAGAGGATTCCAGCAGGTCGTCAAATTCGGATCGGCAGTCGGCGGAATTATAGGCGGCGCGGTAGGCGCTCTAGGCTTCGGTGGTGGTCGCGCTATGGGTGGGCCAGTATCTGCTAATACGGCTTATGTCGTCGGCGAGAAAGGCCCCGAGTTATTCGTTCCAGGTAAGTCTGGCACTATTGTTCCTAACGGTGGCGGTGGTGGCAACACAATCAACCTAACGGTAAACGGCGCGATCGATGCAGAAGGTACAGCGAGAACGATCGTAGACGTTCTCAATAAGGCACAGGCTAGAGGCACTATTGGCGCTGGTAAATTGGTCTTTGGATGACAGTTTATACACCCGATTACAAGGTATTCATAGGCGGCGCAGAACTAACAGACGTCACTATCGCAGACCTGACTATTACTTCTGGGCGCACAGATATTTATCAGCAACCAGTTGCCGGGTATTGCCAATTACAACTTCTTAACCTAGATAATTCTGGTTATAACTTTGATGTCGGATCAAGCGTTACAGTCGAGGTGACTGACTCGGTAGGGGCTTATATTCCAATCTTCGGCGGCCTTATTTCCGACTTTACTCTTACAGTCAATAACGCAGGGCAACTAGGCTATACAACAATAGCCAGCATTACAGCTCTTGGAGCCCTATCTAAACTACCTAAAATTATCGATGAAGCAATCCTTCAGCAAGACTTTGATGGGGATCAGATTTATACCCTTCTTAACGGCTACCTATTGGGCTCTTGGAATGATGTCCCGGCGTCCGAAACTTGGTCGGCGTATAACCCGACCGAAACTTGGGCAAACGCAGTAAATGTAGGACTTGGGGAGATCGATCAACCTGGAGCCTATGAACTTATTTCTAGGTCAGCAAGTGATACAGACCTTTACTCAATCTGCACAGCCATCGCTAACTCAGCCTTCGGCGTATTATACGAAGACGCTCAAGGCAGGATCGGGTATTCAGATGCCACGCACCGCCAAGACTATCTGGCCAACAACGGCTATACGACCTTAGACGCTAACCATGCTAACGGCGTAGGGCTATCAGTAACAACTCGTTCAGGCGACTTACGCAACTCTTACACAATTACATACGATAATAACGCCAATCAAAGTTATACAGCCACAGACCCAGAGAGTCAGGTTCTTTACGGCGTTTATTCTGAAGCCTTCACATCCCGTATTAAGAAAACAGTAGACGCAGAAGATTTTGCAGATAGATTTATTGAACTTAGAGCCTTTCCTTACCCGAAATTCCAGAATATAACTTTTGTCCTTGGAAACCCTGAGATCGATGATAATGATCGAGATGCCCTTATTAACATATTCCTAGGCCAGCCTGTCTGGATTCAGAATCTACCGCCGAATATCTCTGGCGGATCATTCCAGGGCTATATTGAAGGCTGGACGTTTAGGGCAAGCCTAAACAATCTCACCGTAACATTTAACGCTTCTCCTATAAACTTGAGCCAAATTGCGGTAAAATGGGAGCAAGTAGACGCGTTAGAAACCTGGAATACCCTAAACCCTAGCCTAACCTGGCTTGATGCGATCGGAGCGGTAGCGTAATGGCAACAACAACCCCTAACTTTGGTTGGACGGTTCCAACCTCAACCGACCTAGTAAAGGATGGCGCGACCGCTATCGAGTTACTCGGTGATTCTATCGATGCGTCATTGGTTGATCTTAAAGGCGGAACTAGTGGGCAGGTACTTTCTAAAGCCTCTAATACCGATATGGATTTTACATGGGTGGCAGTAGACCCTCTTCTTATTCTTGACGCTAAAGGCGATCTCATTACGGCAACTGCAGCCGATACACCGGCACGTCTGCCAGTAGGTGCAAATGGCACAGTCCTTACGGCTGATTCATCCCAAGGAACTGGCCTAGCATGGGCAACCCCAGCAGGTGGCGGTAAAGTTTTGCAAGTAGTTCAGGCGCAATATTCAACGGCTACAACAATCGCTAGTACCTCGTACACAGACACAGGCCTAACGGCAACAATTACTCCAACACTAGCGACGAGTAAAGTTTTAGTGTTTTTCACGCAACAAGTAAGAGTGTCCCGCAGTAGCGTCGATCAATATGGTGGTTACCAATTAGTTAGAACAAGTACATCGATCCTTAATTTAGGTAACGGCGGCTACGAATCACACGGCCTAGATGTCGGCGGCAACGGAGGCAACAGCCTACAACTGAGAGGAATTATCTCAGGCGCTTATCTTGACAGCCCAGCCACAACATCAGCAACTACTTACAAAACACAATTTAAAGTATACTCAACCGCCAACTCTGGCACATCGACAATCAACGAAAATTCAGCCCCGGCGACAATGATTCTTATGGAGATAGGTGCATGATGAGAGATTATTTAGCAGACGCAATCAAATCACTACGCCCATTGGCAGAGTTCTCATTCCTTGAGCAAGATTATTCTACTATTCAATGGGACGTCTTAGACGGCAAAGCCCCTACAAAGGCTGAGATAGATGCAGAGATAGCAAAAATTAAAGCCGATGAAATAACGGAAGCGGAAAATAAGGCAACGGCTAAGGCGGCTCTACTTGAGCGTCTAGGCATTACCGCCGACGAAGCAGCATTATTAATCGGATGAAACCCGTATTATGCAAGGCAGGCCAACAACTGCGAGAGCAGTTCGATGACACCTTCCCAGATCGTGATAGGCGTTCCGATGGCTGGATCGGCGATCTCCGTCATTCAGCGCGTCCTAGTGACCATAACCCTGATAAAGCGACTGGGGTGGTTAGAGCCATCGATGTCGATAGAGATGTACATAAGTCAGGCAAGCCCGATCTCATGCCCGATATTGCAGATCAGCTTAGACTCGCAGCCAAGCGCGGTGAGAAGCGTATCTCCTACATTATCTTCGCCGGTCAAATTGCATCGCCTCGCATGGGCTGGCGCTGGCGCAAGTATTCTGGAATCAATCCGCATAATTCACATCTGCATTGTTCTTTCACTAAGCAAGGCGACAAGGACGGCTCTTTCTTTAATATCCCGTTACTAGGAGGCGAATAAATGGAACAAGCAAAATCACTAGCGGCATCATGGGGTCGCTCATTCTTAGCGGCTGCTCTAGCGCTATACATGGCAGGGGTTACAGATCCTAAGACTTTAGCGATGGCAGGAATAGCAGCAGTAGCGCCCGTGATCTTGCGCTGGCTTAACCCTAGCGATGCATCCTTCGGCGTGACGAAAGAATGACACAAGAAAACTTCTTTACCCTTTACTTTGCTAGCCTTGCCGTAATTGGGGGCCTTGCCGGATATGTAATCACACACTTACTGTCCGAAATTAAGCGACTTAACTCGCGTGTCGATGAGATTTATAACATCCTCTTAGAGCGATAATTTCGGACATGGCAAGAAAGAAAGTCATCGACCTAGATACTTATAACGCTCTCGACGCATACGCTATATCTATGCATGAGTTCTATAAGTCCTTGCGTCGTGCTGGGTTCGCGGTTGATCTATGCTTAGCAATAATTACTGATCGCGACGCTTACCCTGATTGGATTCTGCCATCGATCCCCGACCGAGTGGATCGCCTACCTTATGAGGATGACGACGAGGATTAAATGAAGCGCATAGTGATCGTGTCAGACTTGCAAGTCCCGTTTCATGATCAAGTAGCAGTCAAAAATGTAGCACAATTTATAGCCAAGTTTAAGCCTCACGAAGTAGTCACAATAGGTGACGAGATTGATTTTAATACCATTAGCAAGTGGTCAGAAGGGACGCCAGAAGCGTATGAGCAGACTCTTGGAGATGATCGCGAAGAGGCTATTCAGGTACTTTACGATCTACAAGTAACACAGATGATTCGGTCTAATCACACAGACCGTCTATACACGCAGATTATGCGTAAGATTCCGTCGTTCCTATCTTTGCCAGAACTCAGGTTCGAGAAGTTTATGCGCCTTGATGAGCTGGGGATTACCTTTCATAAGAAGCCTTATAACATCGCTCCAGGCTGGATCGCAGTCCACGGGGATCACACGCCTATTAAGTCTCAGGGTGGCCTATCAGCCCTAGAAGCGGCTC